TGATAACTGCGTATTACTGTCTATAACCGTTACTAGAGCACTTTGACCGTCTACTTGGTTAATTACTTTGTCTCCTATTGAAACTGTAACGTTAAAGTTTTGACTAGTGTCTATTAATTTATTTGCGGCTTGTCCTGTTGTCGTTCCTTGGTCGACTTCTCCTCCTCCACTTGTTAAAGTAGGTGTGTTAGTGTCTGCGTCCCAACTTCCTTTAAATATTAATCCATTAGAAATAGAACTAACTTGAGACTGTAATTTTCCGAAAGCCTGTAAGATAGTATCTGAAGCCTGGATATTTCCTGCAGATGGTGTAGGTAGTCCTGTTAATACTTTTGCTGTAACTGCTGAATTTAATAATGTTACTGAACCAGATACGTTTCCAGTACCGTCTACACTGCTTATAGTTCCTGTAGCTTCATTAGTTAAAGACAAATCTCTTGCTGTTTGCCACGCTGTGGCTGTATCTGCATTTCCTGTAAGGTCTCCAGTTACATTTCCTTGTAAATTTCTGTGTACTGTACTAGGTAAACTAAATGTAGTAGTTTGACCACTTACTGCAGTTGTTACTTGGTTTGTAGTTCCTTGTAAAGTAAGAGTTTGAGTGTTAAGATTTACGTCTCCAGTTCCTGTGTCTCCTGCTATGTCTAAGTCTGAAGCTGCGTCTAGTACATCTACGTAGGCAGTAGTAGCAACTTTAGTACTATTGTCTCCTGCTGTTTGAGTTATAGCTGTTGAATTGTCAGGAAGATCAACACCTGCAGAATCTAAAGAAACTGTTAAAGATTGACCTGAAGCACTTGTAGTTATTTCGTTACTTGTTCCTTCTATTGATAAAACTTGAGTATTTAAATTAACAGCACTATTATTAGTTCCGTCTGAAAAGTCAAGATCACTAGCAGCATCTAAAGTGTCTACATAAGCTGTTGTAGCTACCTTAGTTGAATTATCTCCTGCAGTCTGAGTAGTAGCTGTAGTAGCTGTGTTTATAGTTCCGCTAAGGTCTCCTGAGAAAGTCGCACCTGTATAAGTTCCGCTAATTGTAACATCGTCTGGTAGTCCTATTGTTAAAGTAAATCCAGTAGAACTAGTTACTATTTCGTTTGTCGTTCCTAGTACATTAAAACTTTGTGAGTCTAAGTCTACAGCTCCAGGAGTTCCATTGTCTCCTACAAAATCTAAGTCTTGAGTAGTTACGTGAGTGTCTACATAATCTTTTACTGCAGCCGAAGTAGGTAGGGAAGTGTCATTATCGTTATTAGATATGCCGTCTGCCTCATTAACAAGTTTATTGATAGTCACAGCATAAGCAGTTGCTTTAAAGTTAGAAAACTCTAACGTACCTGTTGACTTGAGGTCTCCGCCTGTGTTTAGAAATACACCTGAATTATTCCCTAACCCATCCGACAGTTCTTTTAAAGCTCCAGTTAATACATCGTTATCTGCAGTTTTAATTAAACTTTTATATGTTAAACTTATTTTATTTCCTGTTAATGTACTCATTTCTTTAATTTTTTTAGATAAACTATTAACTTTTTAAAGTTCTTATTTTTTATTTTATATTGTTTTTTTATAACACCCATCCTACCCAATTTGCTTCAGTATCTGGATACATATCAGAATTACTATTAGAGTAATACTCAGGAAACTTTGACGAAGCGTTATAATTCATATAGTCTATAAATCTTCTAGTATAGAAATCCGCAAAGTCTCTATATTTTTGTACTAGAAAATCTATTTCTTCTTTTGTAGGTAGTTCTGCACTTTCTGATCTGTGACGCATAGTTCCCCCTTGCTTAGTAGCATAATTTCCAAACGGAAGAAAATCTACCATAGCAAACATAATTAACATAGGCTGTATATATTCATTCACTAAATAATAATAATCAGGATGGTCTGCTTCAGTTAGCGTTCCATTAGTTATTAATGTAGAAATTTTATTATATAATTCAGTACCTAGATAGTTCTGAATGTGCATCTGTTGAGCTATCTTAATAAAAGGCAATAGTTTGTCAGTATCTACCGAACCGTCAATTATCGAGTTTCTTACTAAGTCTGTTCTGGATATAAATAATGCTGTAGCCATTTCTTTTTATTTTCTATAATTAGGGTCTAAACTCCACCAGTCATTTTTAGGCTGTGCAACTTGAGCAACTTCAGGAACATTAGTTTTTATCTCTGCTTCTTTTTTTAGACTTGGGTCTAGTGCTGCAATTTTACGTCTAGCTTCTGTGACTGTTATTCTTTTATTGTTTTTCTTTAAATATGTTCTACGTTCCCAGTAGTGTTGACAATTCACTCCACCTTTGTAAAGCCATAGATTATATGTGTTTGAACCTTTAGGAGCTAATTCAGAATTATCAGAACTTTCTTTATTTAAATCCTCCATACGGTAAACCTTTTTAGCTGACCACATTTTACGACAAAATTCTCTTTGTGGATTATTACTACCGTAGTATCTGTATCTTACTTTTATAATGCTAGTATCTTGAGAACTTTTTTTGTTAGGTGTACTAGTAGGAACTGAAGCTAGTTCTGTAGCAAAGTTTAAAGACTCGTTTAATATTTCATCATATTCATTAGCAGGTCTACTGTCTATTAAATCATAGCCTTTCATTTCTTCATCTTCTCCTTTGTCTTGTAACTCTTCTAAAATAGCCTTAGTTAAGTTTTCTGTAATATTTAACGGAACACAGTTAGGAACTTCTTTACCATCTTTAATTTTAGTGCCTATTTGTTCGTACCCATCCCAACAAGGAGCTTTAAGGTCAGTATGTGTTTGACAAGGCATATACCAAGTCTTACCGTCTTCTTCGTGTTCGTGATAGCCCATACATCCCATCTCGTTAGCTTTGTTTTCAGCTTCTTCTATAGTTTCATATACTTGTTTTCCGTCTATCTTTTTAAAACTAAATTTTTGACCTGTCTCTTCTTCTATTTGTTCCTGATTAGTAGCATTAGACAAATCGTTAAATTCTAAAGGTTGTAGAGTTTTAAAGTATAAATTAAGCACTACATCGTTATAAGCTAGTATTTCATCGAAAGCATTTAATAACATCTGCTGAAAAGGTCTAATAACTGTATTGTCCATAAGCGTTGAAGCTGTAACGATTTCGTCAGCATTATTTCCGAATCCTGTCATATCCTTAATTCCAAATAAAATTGGACTAGTAACCCTGTGAGCTACCATTATTTTTTTCATTGACTCAGTAGATAAAAATTCATATTGCTGTGGAGCATCACTTAACTGTACTGTCTCCATAGTTGCAGCAGAATCTGCAGAATCGTTAAAAGCTAGTATAAATCTTCCTGCATTACTAGTACCCTGATATTTTGCAGCTATCTTTTGTTCTATAATATTTCTTTCTTCTTCTGTAGGAGTTCCGTTGTTAAAATTAAGAAGCATACTAGGAGCTAATCCGTTCATTATATTGTTTAAATGATAGTTAGCTATTTCTTCTTCTAGTTCACAGTACTGAATCCCTCCTTGGTAGTCTACAGGACTATAGTATTTAAATCCTGCTCTATAAGGTTTTATGTATAGTACTTCTATTTCTTGTTTAGACGTTCCAAACACAGGTAGACGTTCTAGATAGTCTCCTTGTTTATACTCTGACCAGTCATAATAATAATAATAAGCAGGTATCTCCCCCTCTTCGTTACATTTTTCTGCTCTTAAAGTTTCTACTGGTAAGTGTTCTACCTGAGCTATTCTAGAATGGTCTTGACTGTATATAACCTGCATAGCACACTGACCCATTAATTTTAAATCACTAGCTAATTTTTGCTGCATACTTTCTGAAATCAAAGACTTCATTTGTGCATACTCTTCTGGTTTTTGACTAGAGTCTGTAGCATCTAAAAACTTTCCTACTATCATAGCAGAAATTCCGTTTATAATAGCATTGTTTGTAGCTGACCCATTATAACGATCAATAAGGAATTGAAAATAATCATTATCTGCTCCGTAACCTATCCAGTCCTGATTAGATACTTCTTTTATCTCAGGTGTGGTGTATGTGCTTAATTGTAAAAATTTATAATCCATTTTAGTATATTATATAATCGTTATTTCCTGAAGTGTTAATTGTATATTGTCCTAAATTCATATCATAATAATTATTAGTAGCCTGATCTATAGTTTGGTCTGTACAGAAAATTTTATCTCTAAATATTACAGTACCACTTACATTAGAAATTTTAATGTCATAAAACCTAGATTCTACTAAATTTAAGTTTAGCGTAATATACATCAAATCATTTGTTATAACAATTCCTGCTTCATCTTCCCAGTCATAATTAGCCAACTGCCATTGTAAAGTATTAGTGTTCCACTCTGAACCTGTTGTAAAAACACAAATCTCTTCATTAGTACTTTCGTCCCTTATACAAATTTGAGCATCCGTTACATATTCTCTAGGAATTATCTCAAATGTTTGCTCCGCAGTTGTAGTAGTTAAAACTATCATTTCTTACTTTATAGTATAACGTACTTTTTATTTATTTTGCATTCCAAATGTATTTAAAAAGAAATAGGGGAATCTCTCCCCCTATAATCTTATCAAACACACAAAATCCTATTACGATGGGTCAATAGAAGAACCTATTGTAATTGCACTAATAACAGCAGAAGCACAGAAAAACGCAGGAAGCGTCTCTTGGGCTGTGAATGTCATATTAAAACCTGTAAAATCTGCTAAAGCAGTTCCAGTTCCGATAGTACCTGCAGAAGTATCCGCACCGTTGTAAGCTCCTACTAAGAAATAGTTTCCGTTAAAGTCTTGTACGAATACGTGAGGATTTCCTTTAGCTACATCTTGTAACTCAGCTTGAGTTTCCTTGTCCAGTTTTTGTAATTGTACTGTAACATTTTGGTCATAATAAATAGTTCCATTTTCTGCAGATGCAGTAATAGTTTGTTCTAGTCCACTTGAACCAGGTTTTACTAAATATTCATAACCTGAAGGAGTAGAACCAATAGCAGTAACCTCAGCTCCTGTTATTGAAAGTGCTCCTAGTAATCCATAGTCTACTAATATGATAGATTTTATTCCCCCTACTCCTTTAGTACAAGGAAGGTTTCTACCTGTAGATAATATTGAACAGCTCATATATTTATATTTTTTATAAAAAAAAGGGTAAGTAGGTTGTCCCCACCTACCCTAAATTTTGGTTAATTTAATTTATTAAGAATAAACTACGATGTCAGAAGAAATACCATAGTTTACAGAACCTGAGAATCTTGCGATAACTCTTGCGTTTTGCGAACCGTCTAAGTCTCCCATATCTAGAAGTTTAACCTCATTCATATTTGAAACTAAAGATGTTCCAAAAAAGATATTTGATCTTTCTGCAGCAAACATAGTGTTGTTAGCCATACCTGGAGCAACAAATACTTTTACTCCGTCAAAAGATAAAGAACCATTGTTCCACCACTGCGTACCCATATTGTTTACACCGTTAGCTCCTAGTCCATTTGCTCCGAATCCTCCTAATTGTCTTACGTAAGCTCTAGCTACGTTTTGAGATACATATAAGTATAAGTCCTCTTTTCCGTATAAAGCAGAAGGAATTTCATCTACAACTTTTCCCATTTCAGCAATTACATTTGCAGCATCAACACCACCTACAACAGCAGTAATTTTTTGAGCAGCAGGAATAGTAGCGTCAGCAGCAGCTAAAGTTACTAGTCCGTCATATTCTCCTGCATTAGCATTAGCTCCAGACCAGATAGTTTGTTCTGTTTTTTGAGCAATTTCTGCAGCAACGTGAGCTAAGATAAAGTCAGCAAACGAAGGAGGTAGGTTTTTGAACCCACTGAATCCCATACTTTGAGCTTCCCAGTCAGATAAAAAGTCATTCTTACATAATTGTAAGTTAACTTGTAAATTAGTTGGTTCTAATAATCTTTCTGTCAAATCTATAGTAGACGTTGGAGAAAAATCACACGTAGCATCGACAACTAAGTTGTTAGTAGATACTTTTTTAATAACTTCTTTATAATTAATATTTGGTTTTACAGAGATACCGCCATCTTCAATAGTACTAGCAGATAAAAGAGCCGCCGCAATATATTGATTTGCGAACTCTCCTGCATAAGTAGTAGTAATGTTAGTAGTAGTAGCTAAATTTACATTTCTTTTCATTTTATTATTTTTTATTGATATTATTTAATTTAGACAGAACTCTATCCATTGTTGTTTGAGGTCTGTTTTGTCCATACGTAAACCCTTCATTTTGTTGTTTAGAGGGTGCGTGAGCTAAAGGTTTTCTAGCAGGAGTTTTAGACATTTTTTCTTTTACTTTGTCTACTTCGCCATATTTCTTTTTAAGCTCTTCAATTTCTTCTTTTACTTCTTCGATAATAGGGCTAACAACTTCTACAACTGCAGCAACTATATCTCCAATTTCGTCTATTACTTCTTCAG